GTCAGGGAATCTCATACTTCACCTCCATCGTTTCCTCAAAGGCCCGCTCCAGCAGGTAGGTGTTTAAGCCAAACCGGGTGTATCCCTCCTCGAGGGTATCGTAGTAGCTCTTCCACGGCGTCTGGATCGGATGCCCATCGTTCATCAGGTAGACCATGGCCGTGACCTCCTGCGGATTCTTCCCGTCCAGGTCGGTCATCGTCACCGTCAGGTCATCCTTCCGATAGTAGCTCGGCCAGCCTTCATAGCGGTCAAGGTTCCGTTCATCCTTTTCGCTGATCTCCCAGATCAGGACGGGAACTACCCTGCCCTCAGCGGGCTCAATGGTGGCGCAGCCCCGGAAGACCAGCTTCCAATCCTTGATTGCTGCCATGCCCAGCACCTTTGCGTCAGGGCACCGGTGCTTCATCTGTTCTACGGACAGGTTAGATCCGTAGGCTATGTACTTCTTACTCATGTTCATCCTCCTCGTAATATTCCGCAAGCCACTGGCCTGCCGGTTCTTTTCCAATGCTGTCCTCCATGGCTTTGCGAAGGATGGCCTTATCAAAGCCCCACCGCTCATAGCCCTTATCCAGGAAATCGAAGTATTCCTCGCCGGGTTCCCCAAGCAGCCGGTACTCATGCAGGATGTAGCAGATGCAGGTCCTGCGCAGCTTTCTCTTCCTGCCGTTCAATCCCCAAATAGGGAGCAGGAAGTCCCGCTTGTAGTAGTATTTGGGATAGCCCTCGAACCGGTCGAGCTTCTGCTCATCATCCATGGAGATCTTGTAGATGACCACGGGGACACAGCAGTTGGCATCCTGCTCGATGGTGGCGTAGGCTCCGGTCATGCTCTGCTTGAACAGCAGCCGGTACCCGCCTATGACCGAAGTTCCAAAGACCTCAGCGCTGGAGCAGCGTTTCTTCATCCGCGCCTGGTCCAGGTTGCTTCCGTAAGCCACACAGTAGACCTCGCCATCCTCCGGCCGGATCTGCCTGAACCCCTTCCAGAAATCACTCAACCGTCCCACCGCCTTTGCAGTCCACATGGTCAAGCCCCTTCTCGGCATCATCACCGTCAGCCTCCCCGGTCACATGGAACTCCACACCCTGAAAGCTGTCAGCGTCCAGAATATACTCTGAATTCTTCCATGCGTCCGACACCCTGCGATGGGCTTCCTGTTCGTTTTCCGCTTCCACGATGACCGTCTTCTGTAGGGTCTCCGTGATCAGCACCTTGTACTCTTTCTTCATGGTCTGTCGCCTCCTTTCACTGCCTTAAGCCGGGTTTCCCCGGCGCAGGCGTTGTTTTTGTGGTTCTCAGCAGGCGGCCTGTCTCCAGGCTGCGTTCCCTTCGAGCTTGTTGATGAAGAACTCTCTGGCAGTTTTGAACTCGTCCCCGATGAAGCCCAGCCGGAGGAGGAAGCATCTCAGCGCGTACTTCTCGTTGTCCGTCTGCTGGGGCTTGGGGCTGGCGTACCGTACTTCGTGTGCAAGTTCGCAAACCGCAATGCTGAACTGGATCATCGCCTTGATCTGCCCGCCGTGGATGCCACCCCGCTTGCCGTCGTGAGGGCATTCGAATTGCCAGAGTCGGAACTCGATGGTCCCGTGGCCGTGGAAGAGGCTGTGGAGGTTCGTCATGTGATACCGTGATTCGTTGTAGTGTTGGTTTCTTCCGTAGTTGGCGTGGTTGCCTTCGTACCAGACATTCTCAAGGGCTGCCATGGTCTTGGGGTTCCGTCTGTGCATCAGGTTCAGGAAGTCGGGGTTGACCGTCTTGCAGTAGTGTCCGGCGCGGCTCTCCGCGATGTTGATCGCCCTTCCGATCTGGCTTTCATGCGCCGCCATGATGTTCACGATGTTCTTGACCTCGTTCACCGTGAAGCCGCCCTTGCGGGAAACGTGGATGTGGACGCCTGCGCCAACCTGCGGGTTGCTGACCGCCCCTGCGTGCCTGAGCTGCCGGAGGAGTTCCTGCAGGGTGGGGATGTCTTCGTATTCAAGGATCGGGGTGACCAGTTCGCACTTTTCATCGTCCGGTCCGGCGATGCTGACGTCGCGGGAGAACTTCCACTCGCGTCCGCCCTGGTCATAGGCGCTCCAACTCATGTACCCGTTGCGGTAGGCTGTGTTCTCGTAGCGTCCGGTTCCGAAAAACTCGGCGGCAACCTTGGCTGCGTTCTGGCGGGTGATGTGGTTCATCTCGACCTCAACCCCAAAGTTGTAATCGTTCTTCATGGCCTCAATCTGGCGGGCGGTTTTCTCTGTCATGGTCTTTATCCTCCTTGGCGTTTTGCCTTGATTTTCAAGGGTTTCTGTGCCTTTCGGCATGTGTATATATCACTCTAAACCCTCTAAAAGTCCACGCCTGTTTGCGATATTTCTGAGATAAATACCGACAAATATTCCGCGTATTTGGAGGCCGGGATCTGGTGTATTTACACCGTCTCCGCAGCCTCTTTCGCCGCCTTCAGAGCATCCTTCTTCTCTTTCTGGCGGGCTTTCCACTTCTCCTCATCTGCCTTAGTTCGGAAGGCTGTGTGGCCGGAGAGGTTCTCCATCAGGATTCGGCGGGTCTCCTTGTATTCGCTCCCGTCCATGCCCAGCCTTACCAGCCAGATCCGGAAGATGTACTTCTCATTCGTATCGTTGACCACCTTGGCCTGAATGCGCCTCTGTTCCAGAGCGTGCTTATTCATCATGCAGGTGAGCTGCTGTAGCGCCCTGGTCTTTTCCGCATCGTAGCTGAAGGGGTAGCCGGTAAAGTTCAGCTTTCCGTCCGCAAAGGTGATGCCGGTCACCCCGCCGTGCTCCTGCACCATGCTGATGAAGTCCTCGCGGTTCATGATTGTCCCTGCATCGTCGAGGGCATCCAGCAGTTCCTTGTCCACACTGAAGGTTCCGCCCGTCGCTTTGCTCAGGAGCTTTCCCCGGCTGAAAAGGAGGTTCAGAAGCCTTCTGAGCGAATCCGGCGTGTGCCGATCCAGCGGAAGGCTAATGATCAGCGAATCCGCTCCGTCGTCTGCGGGCTCTGTAGTCTCTTCTGTATCCTCTGCGTCCTCAGTGGCTTCGCCCGGTTCATCGGCGGCTTCCTCGGCTTCCGTCCCTTCGGCAGCTTCCGTGATCTGCTCATCCACGGTCTCCTCTTCTGCTGCGGTCTCAGGCATCTCGCCTTTGATCAGGCCTTCAGCAATCAGGATGTCGATTACGCTCTGGTCCATGCTGTCCTCGGCGGTCAGTGTCCCGTCCTTCTCGACCGCGCAGCCGTCAAAAAGGTAGGCGCAGCGGGGCACGAAGGTGTACTTGCCCTTCTGCCCGGTCAGCTCCTCGAGTCGCTTTACCAGCACCTTTCGGTCAAGGATGTTCTTTTCATATGTCTTCATGTTCGTGGGCTCCTTTCAGTTATTGGTTTCCGCCGTACCCTGCGGCGCATCGTATTCATCACTCTAAAAGCCAGAAAAGTCCACGCCTATAATGCATATTTCTCAGAAAAAGATCAGATCCGGCACTATGCACGATCAGCGCCGTTTTCGCTTTGCTTTCTTTGCTTCCTGTTTCTGCTTTTTCTCCTCATTCCATCTGCGGATATACGCCTCCTGCTCCCGGTCATCAAGGTCACGGCAGGCATCATCAACCGCACCGATGGTGGCAAGAACCCCGATAACAAACAGGATCAGCAGGATCAGCACAACCGCTACTATTATTCCAACCCATATCATCTGCTTTCCCTCCTATGTACGGGAGCCCGTCCGAAGACAGGCTCTTTCGCTCACTTACTGGCGGCCCAGGCGATCCCGGACAGCACGAAGTAAACACACGGGAGCGCCACGCCATTGCCCCAGAGTTTGTACTCAGCGGCATCGGTGTAAGGGCTCTCCAGCCATTTGCGGATCTGCTTCTCCGTCTTGGGCTTGCCATCCGGGTTCGTTGCCCTCCGCCATGTCTCCCAAACCTCCGTCCAGAAAGCTACCTGCTCATCGGTCGGATCAGGAATGGCAAGGTCGTCGCACCACCAGTCCGGGAAGCCCTGGAGCCGGGCGCACTCCACAGGAGTAAGCCTCCGCACGATATACACGGGCTCATCGTTGGGCGTATCGTTCACCAGCGGCGGGTCCTTATAATCCGTAGCAACCAGGGTGTTCGCCTGCTCCTTTACCGTGGACATGAAGAAGGAATTCTTTGATGCGCTGTAGTGTTCCCCGGTCGGCGCAGCGACAGCGTGCTTGTCCGTGGTATTCAGCGTGAAGGACACTTCCTCGTTCACCCCGTCACCCTGCGGACCATTCTCATTCTTCCGTCCGATCATGGAGCCCTGCAGGGCAAATGCGGGATCGGGAGCGACAACGCAGATGCCGCCCTGGTTGCAGACAGGCGACCCACCACCCTGATCCAGCGTCCGGCTGGTCTTTGCCTCATAGAAGCCTGAGTGCGGATTATCCGACAGCATGGCGTGGGAGCTTTTGCTGCACACACCGTAAGCCTTGATGTCCGGCTGGAAAAGCGTCTGGTCATTGTTGGTTCCCAGGGTCGCCGATTTATCATGGGTCAGGAGCGGGCCTTTTCCTCCACCAGGCTTACCGCAGCGAATCTTCAGCGTAATCGGCTCCGGCTCGACCACAAGGGGGACATTTCCTCCGCCTGTCCCCATCCGTTCCGTCAGGGTCTGCACTTTCCCGTCCTCACAGATCTTCACCCTGGAATCGGTCGGATGGTTTTCAATCGCCATGGCAGCCGGAACGACACCGGCCCTCAACGTTGGTGAGACCTCCTCCTCGTAGCCGATGCTCCGTGCCTGGGCGCTGTGTTCCGTGGAAAAGCCCGCCGCCTGCAGGACTGCCGGGTGGTTTCCATGATCCTGCGCCACCAGCGTTCCGGTCTGTTCTTCGGTCACAGATACACCGCTGCATCCCTGCGGATTCAGGCAATAGGCTCCACTTCCACCGTCAGGCCGTCCGCCTGCCTCTCCAGCGCCTTCCTCAGCACTTCCGGCAGTTCCTTCCCACGAGCGGAAGCCCTGCGGAGTATACCCAGACATGCCTTCGGACTTAAATAGTACTTCTGGGGCACTTCCGCCAGTAAAATCTGCGACAAGGTAGATTCTTGCTCTTCGCTGGGGGACGCCCCAGTATTGAGCGTCGAGAACTCGGTAAGCCACGCTCCATCCGTCTCCCAGATATACGTCCGATTTCGGCCATCTGTGATTCTCAGGCGAAGGCACCTCGATCCCTTCTTCCTTAACTCCGATAACTGCTTCGAGGACAGCTTTGAAATCGTCCCCTCCGTTGGAGGAGAAAGCGCCTGGGACATTCTCCCAGACACAGTACCTTGGATATTCTCCATTCGTTTTCTCCCTCATTTCCTTGATGATGCGGATCGCCTGATGAAACAGCCCGGAACGTTCTCCATCCAGCCCGGCTCTGCGGCCGGCGATGGACATATCCTGACAGGGCGACCCGAAAGTGATGATGTCCACGGGCTCCAGTTCAGCGCCGGAGAGCGTGGACACATCTCCGTAGTGCCTTACGGTCGGCAAACGCTTATGAGTAACCAGGATGGGAAACGGCTCGATCTCCGATGCCCACCTCGGTTCCACCCCGGCAAGGATGCCGCCAAAGGGAAAACCCCCGGAGCCATCGAACAGGCTGCCGAGGGTCAAAGTCTTATTCGCCATCCGCAACCTCCTCCGGCTCAAAGGTGGCAACTTCATCAAAGCGGAGCTTCTGGCCATCCCGGATGACGTACACATCATCGTACTTGCCACCTGCCCACTCGATATACCGCTTCACAATGCAGTCCACGAATTTAGGATCAAGCTCGATGCCCCTGCACACCCGGTCGGTCTCACAACAGGCGATCAGCGTACTGCCGCTGCCCAGAAAGGGGTCGAGCACAATACCGTTGGTCATGGTGCTGTTCTTGATGGGATAGCTCATGAGCTGCACCGGCTTCATGGTCGGATGATCCTTGGAAGAACGGGGCTTATCATATTCCCACACAGTGGTCTGCTTGCGGTCACCATACCACTGATGCTTCCCCTTCTGCTTCCACCCGAACAGGCAGGGTTCATGCCGCCACTGGTAGGGAGATCGTCCCAGCACCAGAGCGTTTTTCACCCAGATACAGCAGCCGGACAGATAGAAGCCCGCTTCCTTGAACGCTGTTCGGAAGTTGATACCCTCGGTGTCGGCGTGCCACACGTAGATGGAACCGTCATCAGCAAGGTTGGAGTGCATACAGCGGTATGCCGACAAGAGGAATTTGTGGAACTCGGAATCCTCCATGTTGTCGTTCATGATCTTGCCGGCAGTTTCTTCTACATCCACATTGTATGGCGGGTCCGTCAGTACCAGATTGGCTTTCTCCCCATCCATGAGGCGGGCATAGATCTCCTCGCCGGTACTGTCACCGCAGACAACTCTGTGTCTGCCCAGGAACCACAAGTCTCCGAGCTGGGAGAAGCAGGGCTGCTTCAGTTCCTTATCCACATCGAAGTCGTCCTCTTTGACCTTCTTGTCGTAGATATTGGAGAAAAGCTGATCTACTTCCGGCGCGTCAAAGCCGGTATAGTCCAGGTCGTAGTCTGCTTCCTTCAGATCGGTCAAAAGATCTGCCAGCATCTGCTCATCCCATTCACCGGTGATCTTGTTGAGGGCAATGTTCAGGGCTTTCTCCCTGGTTTTGTCCACATCAACCACGGCACAGGGCACCTCGGTGTAACCCAGCTCAACAGCCACATTCAGCCGCTGGTGGCCGCCGATGATCGTCATGTCGCTGTTGACCACCAGAGGATCGGCAAAACCAAACTCCTCAATGCTGTTCTTGATTTTCTCGTACTCTTTATCTCCCGGCTTCAGCTTTTTGCGCGGGTTGTACTCTGCCGGTTTGAGCATGGAAATCGGCAGGACTTTCAGTTCAGCTGTCTTCTTCATCAAGCACCTCCGTAAAATCTCATTACTTCGCAAAACGGAATGAAGAGCTCACCCAGGCGAAATCCCAGTTCAAGCTCTCCACTCGTTTCCAGATATTCCTCTGTCAGGCTGCACCACTCCGGGTCTTTCCCGTTGATGCTTGCCAGCACCCTGTCCTTGCCATAATCGATGGCGTGGACCAGCACCGCGCCTGTATTGGTCAGCGAATATACACCGATGACCGTTTTCAGGTCGATCACTGCGTTTTCCATCGTCCTCGACCTCCCACCTCAATGATTCTCTGGTTCCGGCTGCCCCGGAAGGCAAGTGAGATATCCTTCTCCGCTTCGATGAATGGGCCGTCCACCACCACATCCACGAAAGGCAGAAGCGGCGAGCCGGACACACTCTCCAGGCGGTATCCTGTGTAAAGCCAGACATCCTTTTCCGGGAGCATCACCCGTATCCGCTTGAGGAGCGGAAGCAATGCCCGCTGGTTCTCCGGCTCCATCGGGTCGCCGCCGAGTATGGAAAGACCCTGAATCCACGACGGACGCAGGGCCTTAATGATTTCCTTTTCAGTTTTCCTGGTGAACAGCTCTCCGTAATCGAAGTCCCAGGTCTCAGGGTTGAAGCACCCAGGGCAATGGTTACGGCAGCCGGAGACGAATAGTGATACTCTCACTCCGGGGCCGTTGGCAATGTCCACCTTCTTGATCTTCCCGTAATTCATGGTTCTGCCTCAATCCACATGGAGCACACGGTCGGCAATCTCAGCTGTACGCCCCTGGTTGAAGAAGTTCGTCCCCAGGTAGCCGCAAACGCGCCGGCATACATTCATCCGCTTCTCATCCCGGTTTCCGCAGTTCGGACACTCCCACAGGAGCTTGCCGTCCTCTTCCACAATGCGGATCTCTCCGTCATAACCGCACACCTGGCAGTAGTCGCTCTTGGTGTTCAGCTCGGCGTACATGATGTTGTCGTAGATGAAACGCATAATGGACAGGACCGCAGGGATGTTGTTCTGCATGTTGGGGACTTCCACATAGGAGATCGCTCCGCCGGGAGAAAGCGCCTGGAACTCTGCCTCAAAGGCGAGCTTGGAAAAAGCGTCGATAGGCTCTGTCACATGGACGTGGTAGGAATTCGTGATGTAGTTCTTATCCGTCACATGTTTGATCTTCCCGAACCGGCGCTGGAGGCACTTGGCAAACTTATAGGTCGTGCTCTCCATGGGCGTTCCGTACAGGGAGAAGCTGATGTTCGTCAGCCCCCGCCAGGTCAGGCACTTGTCATTCAGGAACTTCATCACCGCAATGCCGAAGTCATGTCCGGCAGGATCGGTGTGGCTGACACCCTTCATCCGGTACACACACTCGCAGAGCCCAGCGTAGCCGAGACTGATCGTGGAGTAGTTATCATACAAAAGCTTGTCGATCTTCTCTCCCTTGGCAAGGCGGCTGATTGCGCCGTATTGCCAGAGGATCGGAGCCACATCCGAAGGCGTACCCTTCAGCGTTTCGTGCCGGATCATAAGGGCTTTGAAGCAAAGCTCACACCGCTCATTCAAAAGCTGCCAGAACTTTTCTTCATCACCCTCTGCGCTACAGGCCACATCCACAAGGTTGATAGTCACGGCTCCCTGATTGAAGCGGCCGTAGTATTTATGGCTCCCGTCCTCGTTTAAACCCACGAGGTCTGGCGTCAAAAATGCCCGGCATCCCATACAGGTGTACACATCCCCGTTCTTCAGCTGTTTCATGACCTTGGCGCTGATGTAATCGGGAACCATACGCTTGGCCGTACACTTCGCTGCCAGCTCGGTCAGATACCAGTACGGCGCATCTTCGGTGATGTTGTCCTCGTCCAGGACATAGATGAGTTTCGGAAACGCGGGAGAAACCCACACACCGACCTCATTCTTGATGCCCTCGTGCCGCTGCTTCAGCGTTTCGGCAATGATCAGCGCCAGGTCATCCCTGGTCTGTCCGGGCTCCACCTCATCCAGATACATAAACACAGAGACGAAAGGCGTCTGTCCATTAGTGGTAAGGAGCGTCTGGATCTGATACTGGATGGTCTGGATGCCGCGCTGGACTTCCTTGCGCACACGCATCTCTGCGATGCGGTTAACTTCATCATTGGTGAAATCCCTGCCGATGGCGAGGAACTCGTCCTTGATCTCGCTCTTATATTTCTGACGGGACACATCCACAAAGGGTGCCAGGTGCGCCAGGCTGATCGTCTGCCCGCCGTAGGTGTTGCTGGCAACCTGGGCGATGATCTGGGTGGCGATATTACAGGCGGTTGAAAAGCTGTGCGGCTTTTCGATCAGGGTGTCCGTGATGACGGTTCCGTTCTGGAGCATGTCCTCCAGATTCACCAGCTCACAGTTGGAGATTGGCCCGGACACATAGCCCATGTCGTGGATGTGGATGATGCCCTCATCATGGGCTTTGATCACATCCTCCGGGAAGATGTATCTCCGGCAGATGTCCTCGGAAACCTCAGACGCCAGGTAATCCCGCATGGTGCTGTTGATGATGGGGTCCTTATTGGCGTTCTCCTGTTTTGCCAGCTCATTGTCGTGCCGAAGCAGCGACAGGATTTTGGCATCGGTGCTGTTCTGCTTCCGCAGAAGTTCATGCCGGAGCCGGTAGTCGCTGTAATGGAGTGCGAGGCGAAAATGATCCGAAGAAGCAAGCTCCTCAATCACCATATCCTGGATCTCCTCCACGCTCACCGAGCGTCCCAGGGCATCGGACCGTTTCTCGATCCGGCCGACAATAAAACCGACCTCTGCGTTAGAGAGCCGGTCCGCTTCCGCCACCTCGGCGTTCGCCGCTTCGATGGCACTCTGTATTTTTCTATAGTCATATGGGACTTCGCTGCCGTCCCTTTTGATGATCTTCACTCTGTGTCCTCCTCTTCCGGCACAAACCGTCTGGGATGCGTCCTCTCGTATTCGATGTCCTCCTCCATCTGCTTCCGCGCCTCCGCCAGCAATTCCTCACAGCCCTTATCCAGATACTTCCGGCACTGCTCGTCCAAGCGGTTATATACGGCGATCTGCTCCTCCGCAGTCAGGTCGATGGAGTACAGCCGTTCATTATCCTCGCTGTCCGAGTTGACCACGATAAAGTTAATGCAGCTGTCCATGTGGTTTTCAGAAAGCCCGCTCAAGCCCACATAGAAATCGTACCATCCCTCATTGTCACAGGTGTCGTCGGTGTACTCATCCATGGGATGCATAGGCCTCATGCCCTGATCCTTTCGGATGCGGTCTGCAATCTCGGTCAATCCGTTGGTCGCCATGAGCTGGAAGCCCACAGTCGGGAACCGGCATGGATAGTCGATGTAACACTGATCGTCGCCATACATAACCTCACAGCCGAAGTCGATAAAGACCTGCTCCTTCACAAATCCTTCTGTCAGAGTCATTCCGACGCCTCCTTCTCCATGAGTTCGATCTTGCGATTCAGATAGAACTGCGCCTTCTTCAAGTCTTCCAATTCTTTCGCCGGGTCCTTCTTGCCGGCACGGCTGATGTATTTACAAACCTGGCCGAGGAAGAAGTCCAGCTTCTTTGCCACGATGAAATCTAGCGTTTCGATGCCGCCATCGCAGTAGTGCGAAGGATGCGAAACCGGGTCATCCAGCACCGCATCCATTTTCTCTTCAAGTGTTTTCTTCATGTGCTCTCCTTTCCGCTGCGCGGCCTTTATTTGCACAGGCACGGCTGCAATACTTTCTCAGATGTCCATATTCCCTTGTGGCCATGAACTCTTTCCCGCACTGCGGGCAGATACATGTACGGGCAGTATTTTTCCAATGCTCCGGATTCGGATGTCTGTGGTTCCATGCTGTCCTGCATTTCTCCGAGCAGAACTTCTTCCTCCTGCCCCTGGCATTTTGCGAAAACAGCCCGCCGCAGTTGGGGCAGATGTCTACATACTCGTCTTCCCTGATGACCTCTTCACGCACTGCATCTGCCTCCTTCCCGTGTTCATGTTGCGTCGAATTGAAAAAGCAACTGGTGGAAAAACTCAAAAAATACCCGAAATTCAGTGAGGTTTTTTCAGAATCCGCAGAGGTTTTTCACGCTCGTTCTGTTCCGCAAAAATGAGCAGAACTGCCGATATTTCCTTGTTTTTCAAGGTTTCTCGGTTGCTCTGCCCCCTCAAATTGCGTCGTAACTATCTCTCAGTGACCCCGGCCCCCTCTATTTTGCGAAAATGCGTAAAAGAGGGGCCGACGGTCTCCGTGGCACTTCACCACAGAGAAGTGACCCAGGCCCCCGGGGGCGGCAGACGGTGCCCAAAGTTGCACCGTCTCATTTCAAAAAGCGAAGATCAATACCGATATTCCGGATTCTCATCTTCATTTCGGGTTTTAATACTGTGATGGGAATGGCAGAGCGCCTGCCAGTTGCTTTCATCCCAGAAAATCTTCTTGTCTCCTCTGTGCGGGATGATGTGGTCAACATCTGTTGCCTTGACGTACTTGCCTTCCTTCATGCACTCTACGCACAAGGGGTGCGCCGCAAGGTACCTCTGCCTTGCCTTCTGCCACGCTCTGCCGTAGCCTCTGCCACTGGCGCTTCGCACCTCTTCCGGGTGGAGGGGCTTGTGCTTGTCGCAGTACTTCTGCCCGTAGGGGACAAGCGCAGGGCAGCCCGGGTGTCGGCAGGGTGTGTTGGGACGCGACGGCATCACTGCTCCCAGGGAAGGCTGTCCTTCCCGAAGTGACCATAGGCGCTCACCGTGTTGTAGTCCGCGTCCAGCAGACCAAGCCCCTCAATAATGCCCCTCGGTGTGAGGTCGTAGTTACCGCGGATGTAGTCCCGGATAAAGCCAAGCTCCTGGCGTTCCGTACCGAAGGTCTCCACGTCCACAGACACGGGCTTTGCTACACCGATGGCGTAGGCAATCTGGACTTCACAGCGGTCGGCAAACCCGGCACGGATAATATCCCTCGCAATCTTTCGGGCCATATACGCCCCGCTCCGATCCACCTTGGTCGGGTCCTTCCCGCTCATAGCGCCTCCACCGATATGCCCAACTCCGCCATAGGTATCACAGGCCAGTTTCCGCCCGGTCACGCCGGAATCAGCATACGGGCCGCCGATTACAAAACGCCCGGTCGGATTGACCAGGATTTCAAAATCGGTGTTCAGCCCTGCTTCCGCAGCAACCTCTTTCATAAGCCCGCTGATTCGCTCACGGATAATTCCCATGTCCGCATCCTCGGAATGCTGCACCGAACAGAGGAAAGTCAGGATTTTCCATTCCTCATAATCGAAGGTCACCTGGGCTTTGGCATCCGCTTTCAGACGACGCTTTCCTTCCTGGCTTTTCAGCTTTTCCAGCAATCTTGTGGCAAGCACAAAGGGCATCGGCAAAAGCTCCGGAGTTTCATCCGTAGCGTAACCGAACATCATGCCTTGGTCGCCCGCACCGCCGATATCCACACCTTGGGCAATATCGCCACTCTGACGACCCACCAGAATCTCGATGTTGAAATTTGGGCTATAGCCGAGCTGGTCTTTTCCGATCCGCTCAAACACCTCATCCACCAGGGCCGCATAATCGGGATTATGAGAGCTGGTCAGTTCTCCCGCGATGACGATATGGTTGTCCTTGATCAGGACCTCAATCGCCACACGGCTGTTCTTGTCATGGCGGAGGCAATCCGTCACAATGGCGTCCGCAATCTGATCGCAGATTTTATCCGGGTGTCCATTCGACACCTGCTCACATGTGATGATTTTCATTCTCTATTCCTTTCCGCTGCCTCAGCAGCCAGTTTTATTCCCACCTGTTCCAGAATGGCGGCTTCGATCTGCTCCTCCATTTCCGCGCACTCTCCAATCTTCCTGTCCAGGCGGCTTTTATCGATGGTCATGATCTGCTCCGCCAGAACCATGGAATTCTCATCCCGCAGATTGCCGATCATCACGTGCGTCGGCATTTCCAGATGCTTCATCCGGCTTGTGATCGGAGCTACCGTCACCGTGTTCGATCTCTCATTGCAGATATCATTGCTAATAATGACTACCGGCCTGCTGCCGCCCTGGACGCTCGTGTTCCTATCCAGAGGAAGCTTCGCATACCAAATTTCCATCCGCCTCGGATGGATCAGCTGCCGTTCCAGGCGTTTCACATCAGGGATATGTTCCTTCATCCGTCTGTTCTTTCTGCCCATCCGCTCACCTCCAATCCGGGCATGAAAAAGCCCCGCAGGTTTCCCCACGAGGCACTTTTTGACGCTATCACTATAACAGAAACCGCAAGGTATGTCGTTCCGTTTTTTCCTCAGTTCTGCTCATCCGGTTTTTCAATACTTTCCATACAGCAGGATGCTCAGATGCTCGATGGCGCGGTATTTTCTATTGTAGGCTGATTTTCGCTCAATGCCGAAGTGGTCCGCAATCCTGTCCGCAGCACCTTCGCAATCGTCCATGTAGAAAAGTTCAAGAACATACCTTTCATCCTCCGACAGCTGATTCCAGGCGGGCTTGAACCAGGCCATGTATTCGACGGCTTGCCGATACCGTTCCTTGATCACGTCTATTTCCTCGATGCAGTTCAACATACGGTCCTCTGCTGCCTGCGGATTGTGGGCATGGGGCATCCCGTCCAGATTGGGAGAACCGACTCCCTCCATCTTCACCCGTATCCTGTTTTCCTCCTCAGCGCTGTGCCGAAGAATGTACTCCATGCTGGTATAAGCCTCCAACGCACTGATCGTGGCTTTCTGCTTATCCAGAAATGTCCAGCTGATATGCATAGGCAAATCCTCCTTCTCGTAAATTCCCCTCGGATTTGCGCTGGTTGTCATCTTTTGGCTCTTATTCTTCCGGACTTTCCGTCTGTCTCATCAATCATTTCCTTCATCTTCCGGATCAGATAACCGGGGTCTAAGTCGGTCAGCACCTCATACCAGTCCGAATAGAAGAACTTTTCCAGCCGCTTCACGTCTTCGGCGGCAGAGATGCTTTCCGGGTTTCGCTTCTGCCGTAGCAGTGCCGACTTGTAATCGTCAACCGCGGACAGCACAATGGCATTCGCCAGATTCTCATAGGCTTCCCGCTCTCCAACTGTCTTCATCTCACACCTCCGCTTTCACTGCTGCGATCAGTTCCTCCTGCGTGGCGTCCTTCCCCTTCAAAACCTGTAAAATCCTTTCATCTATAGTGCCTTTCGTGATGATGTGGTTGATGACTACTGTCTCCGCTTTCTGACCCTGCCGCCATAATCTTCCGTTCGTCTGTTGGT